CAAATCATCGGACTGTTTGAGCAAGGGCATCCAATTTGGATTCTATTCAGCAGCACACCGCATAAGTCATCCTTTGATGATGAGTGGGGGCATATTAATGTAAAACAACCACATGAATGGGATGAACTATTTTTAAAGATAGGTTACAGAATACACAAGCACATATCCCTTCCAACAGAATGGAGTAAAATATATCAACTGATATGAAAAAAGGAAGCAGCGACAAAGTAAAAGTTACCTTTGGGAAACGCAAGAAAGGTAAATCACAAAAATCATTTAACAAACATGACAGGAAAGAAAGTAATTATCGTGGTCAAGGTCGGGGAAATTAAACCCAACCCAAACAACCCACGAGTAATTAAGGATGACAAGTTCAAGAAACTTGTTAAATCAATTCAGGAGTTTCCACAAATGCTGAATATCAGACCAATCGTTGTGAACGATGATATGATTGTTTTAGGCGGAAACATGAGATTAAAAGCCTGTAAAGAAGCAGGAATAAAAGAAATACCAATCATCAAGGCAAGTGAATTGACAGAAGAACAACAAAGAGAATTTATCATTAAAGATAATGTTGGATTTGGTGAATGGGATTGGGAAATGATTGCGAATGAATGGGATACAAATAATTTGCAAGATTGGGGATTAGATGTACCTGATTTTGCTATTATGCCTTCAGATAATGAATTGATAGATGATTTAAAAAGTAAACCGCCAACAATGAAAATTACTTTTGAATCACCTGAAGATTTGCAAAGTGCAGAAATAGACATTAGAGAATTAATAGACAGAAAATATCCTAAAGCATATTTTTCAGTTTCAGCAGGTGAAATATGAGATTAGAAAAGGCATCACATAAGGCTATTAAATTTGCATGCATGAATTTTCATTATGCTAAAACAGTTCCAGCATCTTCAATTTCATATTCATTATTTAATGATGAAAATGAATGGTGTGGTATAATATCATTTTGCTATCCTTCTGGAGTAATGTCTGGTAAACAATTTAATTTAATGCAAGGTCAATTTATTGAATTAAATAGAATGGCATTAAATGGAAAACAAAATAGTACTTCAAAAGCATTATCTTTAGCAATAAAGATATTTAAAAAACAAAATCCAACTGTAAAGTTATTGATATCCTATGCTGATAAAGGTCAAGATCATTACGGGACAATATATCAAGCAACAAATTGGATTTATGTAGGTGAGAATGAAACGAGTGGTAAAGATTATTTTTATAAAGGAAAATGGAGGCATGATAGAACTTTAAATGAATATTCTAAAGAATTTCTTGCAACATTAAAAACAAGAAAAAGAAGTGGTAAAAGAAAATACATTTATCCTTTAGATAAAACATTAATAAATTATTGTAAATCATTAAGTAAACCATATCCCAAAAAGGCGAATATAGCATAATGGTAATGCGATTGACAATCCAGTTGATAGAAGGCGGTTCGATTCCGACCTATTCGCTCAATAACAACCGAATAGCAACCGATGGCAAATAAATTAGATAACTTAAAAAAGGGTGATGGATTTGATACACATCCTGAAAGGATAAACAAAGAAGGCAGACCAAGAAAGTATGTCAGCTTACTTAAAGAACAGGGATATAAATTATCTGAAATAAACGATAGTATTCAAGCAATGATGGCAATGGATTTAGAGGAACTGAAACAGGTATGGGATAATCCGAAGGCAACTGTTCTGGAAAAGACAATAGCCAATGCAATGAGAAAGAGCCTTGAAAAGGGTAGCCTATATTCTCTTGAAACCCTATTAACGAGAGTTTACGGAAAGCCTAAAGAACAAATGGACATCAACACAGATAACAAAGTTGAAGTTGTCTTTATTGAAGGCAAGACAATTTTATGAGAATTGAGTTTAGTGCTGCACATATCAATCAGAAACCAATCCTTAATTCAGAATCAAGGTTCATCGTGGTTATGTGTGGGCGAAGGTTTGGCAAGTCGGAGTTATGCCAAATCAAATTAGTAAAATCCGCAATCAAAGGGCAACAGATAGCCTACATAACACCTACCTACAAATTAGCAAAACAGTTTTACGAAAAGTTAGGATCAGCTTTGCCTTACCCGAAAAAGGATTTAAAGATATATTTTCCGAATGGGGGAATGGTTGAGTTTTTTACAGGGGAACGATTAGACAATTTGCGAGGTAGAAAGTTTAATGGAGTAATCATTGATGAGGCATCTTTTATTCCGAATCTTGAACAGGGATGGCTAAATTCAATCAGACCTACCCTAACTGATTACAAAGGATGGGCAATGTTCCTATCAACTCCCAGAGGGAAAAACTTTCTGTATAGCTTGTACATGAAAGGATTATCTGGGGAAAAAGATTGGCAGAGCTTCAAATATTCAACTTATGATAATCCATATATTGATCCATCGGAAATAGAGGAGGCAAAGAGCCAATTACCTGCACCTGTGTTTGAGCAGGAGTATATGGCAAACCCGATGGAAAATGCAGCCAATCCATTCGGAACGGAACATATCAGAAAATGTATTAAACCATTGAGCACAAAAGAACCTGTGTATTTCGGAATTGACTTGGCGAAGTCATACGATTGGACAGTCATCATAGGACTTGATTCTGATGGGGTTGTTTCGTATTTCGACAGGTTTCAAAGGGATTGGCACAGTACGAAGCAAGAAGTCCTTAAATTGCCTAAAAAGCCTATTATAATCGATTCCACAGGGGTGGGTGATCCAATCTTCGAAGATTTGCAAAGGTCAGGCATGAACATTCAAGGGTTGAAATTCACCCAAAATTCAAAGCAGCAACTGATGGTGGGGTTGCAGACTGCAATCCATACAGGCACAATCGGTTACCCGAATGGAGTGATTGTCAATGAGTTAGAGATATTTGAGTATCAATATTCCGCAACAGGGGTTAAATATTCAGCACCTTCAGGTTTCCACGATGACTGTGTAATGGCACTTGCACTTGCCTATCACAATATGAGTTTTAAGGCAGGATCGGGTAGGTACAATTTCCTTTAAAAAAAAGTTTAAAAAATATTTGGTGGAATTAAAATAAAGTATATCTTTGATGTACAAAACAACCACATTATGAATACAAAATTTGAAATCGGAAGCCAAGTAATCAGAACAAAAGGTGATTATGTTGTAGGCAGAATCGGCAATGTAATTGACATTGATCCAATCAAAAACAGAGTACAGGTTGAATGGACAAAGCGAGTATGGGGAACTGAAACAGTTAACATGGCTGCTCAAAAAACATGGGTGAAAGCTGACTGTGTAGAGTTAACAAGCACACCATACAGATTAGATTTCTACATACACAAAATTGGTTACACCGCAACAAAATATATCAGATTATAAAACAGGGGGAGCAATCCCCCACAAAACCAACTATTATGTCAAAGAACACAATCCAACAAATGAATCAGTTTAAATTGAATGACAAGGTTAATGTTTACGATTTAATTACAGGCGAATTAGGTTATCATGGCACTATTATTCGTATTGAGAAAAAGGCATGGTCAAAGAATAATGAACCACGTAGATGTGCTATTATTTTAGATTCAAATGGAAATAAAAGATTAAACCTTTTAGCTTCTGCAAAAACAATTTAATTTATAATCAGGGGGAGAAATCCCCCTTTAAAACCTCTTTATGAAAAAGGAAACATTAAACTTAATTTTAGCATTGATAATCGGATCAATTATTATCGGATTACTTCAAGACAATTACTGCTTATGAAACTACATAACAAAGAAGTCATCATTGACTTGCTCACAAACAAAGAGCATTTAAGGGATAATGATCAGGCATTGATTGCGAACATTTGGTGGAGGGAACTTGTAACACAGGGGAAAGACAAATCAACTGCATTTGAATTCCTGAAAGTATTTTCAGAAGGCAGATTGTCAAACCCTGAATCAATAAGAAGGGCAAGGCAGAAGATACAGGAAGAAAATCCTGAATTACGTGGTGATAGCTATTGGTTTAGACATAAGGAAGAAAAAAGATTTAGGCAAGAAGAAATTAATTAAAATATTTGTTATATTTGTAAAAACCAACTATTATGAAAGTAGAACTAATTAAAGAAGTAAATTTTTTGGGCGAAGAATGGTATTACACAATGCTTGATGGAAAGTATGTAACAGGATCAGGAACAAGTCATTTAGAAAAAGCATTGGATTATTATGAGTTCATAAAAAATAACAAATCCAATAAATCAACAGAAGTCATTAAACAATCAGAAATATGATCGGACAATTATTGAAAGAAAACAGAATCAAATTAAACTTAACGCAAAAGCAACTTGCACAGAAATCAGGAATCAGTTACGTATCAATCAACAGAATCGAAAATGGAAAGAACCCACGTTTATCGGTTGTTAACAAACTATTTGAAGCAATGGGAAAGACCTTGCAAATCACGACTGAAGAAGTTATCACTAACGATACAGGCAGTCTTGTTGGTTAGTTGTTGCATCGCAGCATTCGCAATGCTTATAATCCCTTACTTGATAATTAAATGCAGCAAATGAATTGGTCAGACATAAACTTATTTCAATATCAGCAGTTGGTAAAAGCATTGAGCATTGAAGATGATATTGACAAAACAGTCAAACTTGTTTCAATCGTTACAGGCATGACAGAGAATCAGGTGTTGTCTTTATCCATTGCTGACTTCAATAAGGAAAAACAAAAGCTGAACTTTTTATCAGAGGACATACAAGGTAAGCCTGTAAACTTTATTAACGTAAATGGCAGAAGATACGAGTGCATTTACGATGTCAGGAATATACCTGCTGCACGATATATCGAAAGCAAGGTTTTCGGGAATGATCTTGTAAACAACATACATAAGATTGCAGCCACAATGGTACTGCCAATGAAGAAAACAATCTTCGGTTGGAAACGTGCCAAATACAATGCTGCCAATCACGAACAGTATGCACAGGATATGTTGGAAGCAAGATTCGTTGATGTGTACCATTCCGCAGTTTTTTTTTTAAGTGTATATCTGAATTGGATAAAAGTTTCGCAGGGTTATTTGATGGAGGAACTGAAGAAGAAGAAAGTCCCTTCGGAGGAAATCGAAGCGGTTCAAGATTTCTTGAAGTATATGGATGGCACTATACCATATATGAAACTGCCCGACTCCACAATATCAAAGCTGATGAAGCATGGGAAATGAAAACAATTGAGTACCTTAATACCCTTGCATATTTAAAGGCATACAGAGATTTTCAGAAATAAGTCTTTTTTCATAGCATAGCAATCGTTTCCCCCTACGTTTCCACGTGGGGGTTTTCAGTTATTTTACTTGAAATCTGTCATTTATAGGTGTGAGCATAAACAAAGCACAGGCAAAGTTTCTTTTAAATGGTTACCTGCAATCGTTAGGTCAGCAGTATAATACTGATCCTGTAATCGGTCAGGCAGTACAGTATTTGCTTTTACAATATGCACTTGAATGGAACAAGAACGCAAGGACAAACCTACAAAAGGCAAAGGCAATCGCATCAGGTGCACTTTACGATGTTGCAACACCAACTGTAACACAAAGCGGTGATGCATACGTATTGGAGTTTGGTTACCCGATCAATTCGAAGGCAGCAAAATATTATGACTTCATAAACAAGGGGGTGCAGGGTATTAGAAATAAAAAATCAAATGCAGGTGTTTACAAGTTCAAGAATCCATATCCGAATAGGAAGATGGCTGCATCAATATTCAGTTGGTTAAACCTATCACGTAAACAGGTGGCAAATGTTCCGAAGGCAACAACACCACTTGAAAAGAAAAGAACAAGGTTAAAGAAAATGTTAACCGATGCTGATAATAAACGTAGATTAGCATACGCAATTTCAAGTAAAATAAAACGTGATGGATTACGTGCAACGTACTATGTTGACAAGGCAATGAAGGCAGTCTTTAATCAGGATTTCAGATCAGCAATTGCTGAAGCATTAGATACAGAAATAACAATACAAATAAGAGCAATAAATGGCAGCAGTAATAAGTGAAACACCATTGGACTATACTCCAATGCACGATGATTTATGGTTTAAATTAACTTCTAACAATAGCGGTTCAACTAACTTTAAATTTGTTGTTGAAGTTATTGTGAACGGAACTACACAGACAACTGTAAAACTGTTTCCTGATGTTTCAGGTTATGGTTTCTATAACGCAGCACCTGTGATAAGGACATTTGCACAGAATTACTTTGAACCTTCAGGAAGTTCAATTCTTGTTGCATCAAACGATAAATACAAGGTTAGTTACACAATACAGGCAGGTGAGGAAGTAAGCGGTGTAATTACAACCAATCAGGCATCAGGAACATACAAGGCAGCAAACTATTATCTGCCTTTATTTTCGGATTACTACGCATCAGGATCACAAACATTCAGTACGTATTATGGTGCACCACTTGGTGAATACGAAGATGATTTTCTTACTGAAAGGGATTTGAAAATAAACGGAACATTTGAAGATAAACTGTTTGTTTCTTTTTTTAGAAAAAATACAGGAACTTATACCGCATATTGTGATGTGATTAACGAAGCAGGTTCAACTGTCAGTTCACATTCAGCAACAATAACTTTAAACGAAAACAATTTAATAAACATTGGAGCATCAGCAATCAACACATGGGCAGGATCAAGTCTTATCAGTTCCAGTTCATACGGTTATAAGTTCTACATTAACAGGTCAGGACATTTTTCACGTAAGATTACTGTTCGACTTAAATGTTACCCAAAGTTTAAACCAATTAACGTTCACTTCCTCAATCGCTTGGGTGGAATAGATACCATGATGTTTGCACTTGCAAATAAAAGAACATCAAGTTTTGAAAAACAAACATTTCAAAAACCACAATGGCAGACAATTGGTGGAAGCAAAAAGATTGCTGATTCATACAATAGGATTTCTGAAACCAATGTGAACTTTAATATAAGCCATGACAATAAACTTACTTTAATAAGTGATTGGATTAGCGAACAGGATTCATATTGGGCACAACAATTGATTGCAAGTCCACAGGTTTACATCGAACAGAATGGTGGATATTTCCCTGCAACAATTGATGATACAGGTTACGAGTTCAAGTATGACAACATCAATAAGACATTCAATATTCAATTAACTGCAACAATCGGAAGGGTAATAAATAGCCAATTCAGATGAGGACACAGATATTCATAAATAACGAGGAACTTGATTTGATGAATGACATTGATACTGAATTTACATTCGCTATTGATGACATCGCAGATTTTGGTAGTAAAAACACTACCTTTTCCAAAACAATTAACGTTGCAGGATCAGCAAAGAACAATCAGGTATTCGGTTACATTTTCGATTTAGGGAATTCGAACTTTACAAACGATGCGAACCCAAACGTTAATTATAACTTTAACGCATCAAAGGTTGCACCTTGCAGAATCTTTGTTGATGGCATTCAGATATTTAAGGGTGTATTGAGATTGCTTGAAATAGTTGTTACAGGTCAGGCAATAGAATATCAATGCAATGTGTATGGTGATTTGGGTGGGTTTATGTCCGCACTTGGTAACAAACGACTTGAAGATTTGGACTTTTCAGAATACGATGAAGATTGGACAGTCGCAAACATTACTGCATCATGGGATAATATAAACGCATCAGGTGTTTATTATCCTTTAATTGATTACGGAAATGTAACAACAAACAATACTGACTTTCAATTCAAGGCATTTAAACCTGCATTGTATGTGAAAGAATATCTGAATAAGATAAAGGATGATTCAGGTTACACATGGGATTTCCCTTTGCTTAATACAAACCTTCTGAAAAGATTGGTTGTGCCTTCTAATAGGGCAGTCCTTACAAATTCAAGTACAAACGCATTTAACGCAGATGCAAATGCTGCAACCTATAACACAGACAGTTATCCTGATTTTACAGTTACAACCGCAGGTGATTTTACATTGGTAGGAAACGCATACAGATACAACGGAACACCACCATTGAGTTGTACAATTACACTTGATTTGCGTGGTGATTTTATAAACGTACAATCTGATGGAACAAATTACTATGATGTAACTGTTGCCTTACGTGTTAATAGTGGTGATGTACAATCACAGACTTTCCCGATCAGTTATTTGCCATTGACATTTACAACCACATTGCAATACACAACAACTTTAAACACAAATGACACAGTTGATGTTTATGTGTATAGTGCTGCAACTGAATATAGTATTGATTCAGGATTTTTAAAGATAGAAGCAGCAGGTGGTGTTGATGTACCTGTAAATTATGGTGAAGGCATTGTCATAAATAATTCAATCCCAAAAGGTATATTTCAAAGGGATTTCTTTTTATCAATTTGCAAAATGTTTAATCTGTATGTTTACGATGATCAATACGTAACAAACAAAATACATATTAAACCATACGTTGACTTTTATGATGGAACATTTGTTGATTGGACAAATAAGGTAGATAGATCGCAGCCGATCAGCATAAAGCCGATGAGTGAAATAAATGCAAGGTATTATCAGTTCAAGTATAAAGAGGACAATGATTACTACAATGAGAATTACAGAAAGAAATACAACGAAGGTTATGCTGATCGCATATACGATACTGAATTTGATTTTGTTAAAGATACTGATTCGACTGAAATAATATTTGCACCGACAGTTTTGTTTCAGGCAGAAAATAAAGACAAGATTTATCCTGCTATTTATAAGAAATCAAATGAGAATACAAAGACCGATCCAATGGACTTTGTAATCAGAATTTTACAAGCGAAAAAACTTACAGGTAAAACATCATACAAAATACAAGATGGTGCAACTGATAAAGCAACATTAACTTCATACGGATATGCAGGTCATTTAAATGATCCTGATGATCCAACTGAAGATTTAAATTTCGGTGCACCAAAAGAAGTTTATTTTACAACAGATACATATCCAACAACGAATCTGTTCAATGCTTATTATTCGGACTATATGGCTGAAATAACAGACAAGGATTCAAAGTTGATTACTTGCAATATGTTGTTAAATGCACTTGATGTATTAAACTTAAATTTTGGAAAGTTAGTAATGATTGATAACCAACTGTTCAGGATAAACAAAATAGAAGGTTATAACAGTATTGATTATAAAACGTGCAAGGTTGAATTATTGAAGGTAATTACAAAAGTATTTTAAATGGCAGAAACTTTAAATTTTCAGATTAACATTGGCGGTAAGGAACAGATTGTTTCTACATTTGGCGAACTCAAAAGAGCAATTAAGGAAGCCGAATTTGAAGCATTAAAATTATCACAACAATTTGGTGAAGCTGATCCACGTGTTCAAGAATTAAGAAAACAAATTGGACAGTTAAAAGATAGCATACAGGATAGTGCAGAAGCAACACAAAACTTTGCAAAAGGTGCAGGTGCATTTCCTGCAATTAGTAAATCAATACAAGGTATCGCAGGTGGGTTTGCAGCAGTACAAGGTGCAATTGGACTTCTTGGTGTAGAATCAAAGGAAGTAGAAAAACAACTTTTAAAAGTGCAATCAGCACTTGCATTATCACAAGGACTTGAACAAGTTCTTCAATCAGCAGATGCCTTTAACAATCTTGGTGCAATAATTAAAAATAATGTAATCAAAGCATTTACAGGATTAAAGGCTGCTATTGGTGCAACTGGTATTGGTGCATTGGCAATTGCATTGACATTGGTCATTGGTTATTTTGATGAAATTAAAAGAGTTATATTAAACCTTTTTCCAGGTCTTGAAAAACTTGGTAAGTTTGTTGGCAATGCAGTAGAAAAGTTTACTGATTTTGTGGGTATAACAAGTCAAGCAGAAAGAAATCTTGAAGCACTTGAAAAGAAAACCAAACGTGGAAATGAAGCCATTGAAGCAAGGATAAAAGTTTTAACTGCACAGGGTGGTAAAGAAAAGGAAATTTATCAAGAAAGTTTAAAGTTAGCAGATAATGAATTAAACGCATTACGTGAGAAGCTAAAAACGAAAGGTAAATTATCAGAAGATGAATTAAAGCAGTTTAGGAATTTGCAAGTGCAAAAACAAGTACTACAAATTCAGGAACAAAATAGATTAGATAAAGCTGAAGAAGATAGACAGAAAAAAGCTAAAGAAGCACAGGATAAAGAAAATGCAAGGATTGCTGCATTGGATGCAAAAGCTAATGATGCAAGAGTTAGGATTATTAATTTTGATAATGCTGAAAAGGAAAGGAAAAAGCAGCAAGAAGATGATGAGAAAAAGAAACAGGAAAAGAAAGATCAAGATGCTGAAAAGAATGTACAATCGGTTGTAGATCGTGCAAAAAGAACTGTTGCAGGTGTAATGGCACAGAACGATCATTTAAGATGGCAAGAAGAACAAAATAAAAAGGCAGCAGAAGAAAGGGAAAAGGCAAAACAAGATGCAATACTTTTAACAGGTCAGGCATTTGGTGCAGTTGCTGATTTGGTTGGTAGAGAAACCGCAGCAGGAAAGGCACTTGCATCTGCACAGGCATTGATCAATACTTACTTGGGTATAACGCAAGTACTTGCAAATGATACCACAATCCCTGAACCATTCGGAACAATACAAAAGGTTGCTGCAACTGCAACAATATTGGCATCAGGTTTATCAGCCTTGAAAAATATAAACAAAGTACAAATACCTTCTAAATACGGAAGTGGTGGTTCAGTATCTGCACCAAGTACTTTTGCACCTGTTGCACCCATGGGACAGACTGCACAATTAACGCAACTGAATCAGGCATCAATTAATGCAATCGGCAACCAAGCCATCAGGGCATACGTTGTCGAAACAGACATAAGTGCAAGTCAAAAAAGAATTGAAGCAATTAAACAAAAGGCTAAATTCGGATAAGTAGATATTAATTAATTTTTTAAACATTTAGAGTTATGGAATTACCATTATTTGAATTGATGATCAACGAAGATGTTAATGATGATGCAGAAGTAAACTTCGTTGCATTAGTTGACAGACCTGCGATCCAAAAGAATTGGAATGCTTTTAAAGATAAAGTTAACTTTCAGATTGTTTCAGAAGATAAGCGTATCATTAGTGGTGCTCTTATGTTGGCTGATACACCTATTTTTCGCAGCGACAGTACTCATGGTGATTACTATGTTACTTTTAGCAAAGATACTATTCTCAAAATTGCTCAAAAGTTTTTCAAAAAAGGTTATCAAGCTAATGTTAATTTGGAGCATAATCCTGATTTTAAGGTTGAAGATATTGTTATGTTCGAATCATTTATTTCTGATAAAGAACGTGGCATCCCACCAATGAAAGGATTTGAAGATGCACCTGATGGTTCATGGTTTGGAAGTTTCAAAGTGTATAATGATGATGTTTGGGAAAAGGTAAAAAGTGGAGAAGTCAAGGGTTTTTCAGTTGAAGGTGTATTTGAATACAAGAAAGAGAAATCCAAAGAACAGAAAATGATTGATGACATAAAAGAAATTTTATCATCGGTTAAGTGGTAATATAATTTGTTTATTCACATTTAAAATAAAAGTATGAATCCTAAAGAAGCAATACTAAAAATCAAGGCACTTTTCGAAGATATGCCTAAACAAGAAGAAGCACCTGTTGAAGAAGTAAAAGCTGCTGAATTTGCAGAATATTCTTTGGCAGATGGTACTAAAGTTATGATTTCATCCCTTGAAGTTGGCGGTGAAGTTAAACTTGAAGATGGTTCAAACGCACCTGATGGTGAACATCAACTTGCAGATGGTACTCAAATTTCAACACTTGAAGGTAAGATAGTTGAGATTGAGAAAGCCGAAGAACCTGCACAGGAAAACGTTGATGTTGAGGTTGAATCAAAGAAAATGGAAAAGAAAATGGAAGAAATGGCTGCTGAATTTCAGTCAAAGATTTCTGACATGGAAATTATGAATGCTGCTTTGATAGCAAAACTTGAAGCACTTGAAAACAAATCCAAAACAGGATTTTCACAAGTGGTTGAGTTGATTGAGGAAATGAGCAAAGTTCCACAGGCTGATCCAATTGAGATGCCACAATCATTCAAATTCGAAGCAACAAAAGACATTAAGTTCGAAAGACTTAATAAATATCGTAACGCAATTTTAAACAATAAAAACTAAAGCAAAATGGCATTTGACGTATCAACCCTTGCAGCCTATACAGAGCAGAATGAAGCTCTTTTGGTTACATCTTCTGTATTGGGTGCTAAAACTGCATCTTTGATTAAGAGTGCAGGTAACGTGATGGTAGGAGTAAAATCTGCTGAAACCATCAACATCATGGACACAGACGCAATCTTCCAATCAGGTGGATCATGCGGATTTAATGCATCAGGTTCAACTTCTTTCACACAAAGAACTGTAACTGTTGGTAAAATTAAAGTTAACGAGGCACTTTGTCCAAAAGACCTTGAAAGCAAATATTTGCAAAAAGCATTGCCAACAGGTTCAATGTATGATAGCATTCCATTCGAACAAGAATTTGCTGATAAAAAAGCAAAGAGAATTGCTGCACAATTGGAAACTGCGATTTGGCAAGGTGATACTGCATCAGTTAACGTAAACCTTAACAAATTTGATGGTTTGGTTAAATTGATCGGTGCTGCTTCTGGAGTTGTTGCTGCTAACGCATCTACATACATTTCAGGTGCACCATTGTCAAGCATTACAGATGCTAACGTAATCAGCATCTTCGATGGTATCTACAAAGCAATCCCTGCACAGGTTGTAGCTGCTGATGATATGACTATCTTCTGCGGTCAAGATTTGTTCAGAACTTATACAGTTGCTCTTAAAAACGCAAATCAGTTCCATTACTCAATTGATGTAAAAGCTGATAGCGAATTTATCCTGCCAGGTACTTCAATCAAAGTTGTTGCAGTACAAGGTTTGAACGGTACAAACAAAGCATATGCTTTGAGATTGAGCAACTTGTTCTTGGGTACAGACCTTCTTAACGAAGAAGAAAAATTTGAAATCTTCTACGCAAAAGAAGCTGATCAAGTTCGTTTCGTATCTGAATTCAAAATGGGTGTGAACATCGCATTCCCTGATGAGGTTGTGAAGTTTATCCTTGCATAATAATTGGGCAGGTAAAACTGCCCTTTTTATATAACAATTTAAATTAAATAATATGCCCTGTGCACTTACGCAAGGCTACACATTAGACTGTAAAGATTCACTTGGTGGTATCACAGAAGTTTACTTCATGGCATCACAGGATGTAAATTCCTATACAGTTTCAGGTGGTGTTATGACTTCTCTTACTAAAAAAACTGGAAAAAGATTTTATAAGTATGAGTTGGTCAAAGGCACTTCAAGTTTCGTTGAGAATGTTAATGCTTCTGTTGAAAATGGAACAATTTTCTATCAGCAAGAATTGACAATCATCCTGAATAAACTTCAGGCAAATACAAGAAACGAAATCCTGTTACTTGCAAAGAATCTTTTGGTCGCAGTAGCTAAAGATAACAATGGAAAATGGTGGTATCTTGGACTTACAAAAGGATTGGATATTACAGGCGGTTCTGCTCAAAGCGGTGCTGCTCTTGGTGATCGTTCAGGTTATTCTTTGACTTTCACAGGTCAGGAATCTGAACTTGCACCTGAAGTTAATTCAACAGTCGCAGGACAGTTGGAAACCGCAGGTTCATAAGTTGTAGAGTTTAATGGTTAAGTGCCCTGCCAATATGGTGGGGCATTTTTGTTAATATCCGATCTTTTTTACATTTATTGGTGTGATAGTACTAACTAAAGGACAGATTCAGAATGTTTACTTTACTTTAACGGAGAAGCAGACTATATCTTCACCGAATTATTTGTTTGTGTTCGAACAGAGGTCAACAAATACTGAAGTAAAATTTGTGCTAACTAACGCAAAGGATTTATCTTCACACAAAGACAGGTACAATAAATTCCTGTTAAATGTGAATCAATATTTTTTAAGTAAATTAAATGGTCAATATACATATTCTGTGTATCAGCAAACAAGTGCGACCAATACCACAACCACAGGTTTAACCCTTTTGGAAAGCGGTATTATGATGCTGAAGGAATCTGAAGATGTGTACACAGAATATTCAACAACTGACACATACAAAATAAGACAATGAGTTTAGAAAATCAATTTGTACTTGTTCAATTTGCAGAAGCAAAGCAGCCTGAATACATCGAAAAGAAAGGTGAAGGTTGGATCGGTTACGGACATCGTAATGATTACCCAAATTACCTTGTTGAACTTTTTAACAAAAGTGCTAAACACAATTCGATTGTAAAATCAAAGGTACATTACATATGTGGTAATGGTTGGACAGGCAGCGAAGGATTCATTCAGAAGCCAAATAGGACTGAAAATTTGGATGATGTTACCCGAAAGGTATCATTGGACATTGAACTGTTTGGTGGTGCTTATTTGGAAGTTATTTGGGGCATAGGGCGAATCGCAGAAATATGGCATTTGGACTACACCAAAATCAGGACAAACAAAGACAATACACAGTATTGGTATAAAGAAGATTGGAAAGACAATAAGGAGAAACCAAAAATTTATCCTGCATTTAATCCGAAAAATCCGCAAGGCAAACAGATTCTTTACATGAAGGAATACAGACCGACTTCGCAGGTGTATGCTTTGCCTTCATATTTCGGTGCATTGAATTACATCGAATCAGACATCGAAGTTTCTAAACACGTGTTAGGAAATGCCAAGACAGGGTTTTCTGCAAGTAAACTTATTACACTTCCGAATGGTGAACCTTCACCTGATGAGCAAAGTGTAATACATCGTAAATTCAAAAATACATATACAGGTGCAGATGGTATCAAATATATGTTGGCATTCGTTAATGATGCTTCAAGAAAGCCAATCATTGATGATCTTGGTCAATCAGATTTGACAAAAGAGGACTTCGGAAGGGTTGATTCTTTGATACAAACCAACATCTTTAGTGGTCATATGATCACGACACCAAGCATTTTTGGTATTGCTGAAGCAGGTAAACTTGGCAGCAGGACAGAAATGCGTGATGGATATGAAATCTTCAAAAATACTTATGTAAACGCAAAACAAATGTTCCTTGAATCAACATTCAATATGTTGGCAGGGTATGCAGGTTATGCGGAAGATTTGAAGATTATTCCAACGAAGCCAATCGGAATGGAATTGACAGAAGCAACACTTCTGCAAATTGCACCAAAAGAATGGCTGCTTGAACAGGCAGGTATTGACATCACAAAATATCAGCAACCTGTTCCTGAACCTGAAAAGGTTGCATTGTCAGCACATTTTGATTTCCGTTCACTTGATGAATTTGGTGAGTCAAAAAGCAACTTTAACGTATTTAAACAACGTGCATACTTTCAGGAAACACAATTATTTGAAGATGTATCACAGTTGCAGTCAAATATCCTTGACTTGATTACAAAGGATAAAAGAATCACACCTGAAGTTATTGCAGAGGTTTTGAAAGAAGATGTAGGTGCGGTAAAACGTGTGATTGGAATACTTGAAGAAAAAGGTTACATCACATCAAAAGAAACTTCAATCGGTAAAGGTGATGACAAATCAATCATCATTGAACGTAAATTGACTGCACCGATTTCAGAAATCGTGGAATCAATGAAGCCGAAAACAACTGAATTTCTGATCAGATATTCATACGAATGGAGACAGGGGTTTAACGATTCAGATTTGGACACATCACGTGAGTTTTGCAAGTACTTTGTAACAACGGACAAAATGTATAGCAGGAGTGAAATTGAAGCAATGAGTGCAAGACTTGGTTATGATGTATTCAGTCGTGGTGGTGGATGGTACACAATACCTGATACAAACAGGCACAGACCTTTTTGCAGACATCAATGGAAAGCTAACGTAGTAACAAGAAAATAAAATGAGTTTAAACATATTATTCATATCAGCTGATACTATCAAGGAAAGATCAGGACTGCATTACAACGTGGATGAGAAACTGATAAAGCCTGAAATCAAAACTTCGCAGGATATGTACATACTTCCTGCACTTGGTTCAGCTTTGTACAATCGTTTACAGGATGGGATTTCATGCAACAATTTGACTTGCGATGAAAAGACTTTGCTTGATGATTACGTTGCTGATACACTTGTAAACTATGTTTTAAGTGAACTTCCGCAGGGTTTGAGTTTTCAGTTCTACAATAAAGGGTTGGTGCGTAAATCATCTGATAATACAGATATGCCATCAATGCAAGATTTAATTGATATTGCGAATCGTTACAGGGCACGTGCTGAATTTTACAAGCAAAGATTGATTAAATACTTGAAGCAGAATCAAACATTATATCCATTGTACTTGAACTTCGGTGCAGGTATAGATGCAATCCAACCTGACAATGATGCGTACAGAGCATCAATATGGTTGGGTGATGATTACTGTTGCAAAGGTGAAAGAACGTTTAAGGAACTTTATCAAGGTAATAACCCAAAATGCTGCCCTGAATGAGTAAACAAGCTAACTTAAAAAATCAAGAAAAGCTAAAACTATATCTGAAAAAAAATGAGTCTAACACTAAATCAAATAATAACACAAATCAAGGGATTCGGAACGAATCATCCGCAACTAAACACAGTTCTGTTCGGGGAGTTCGTAGAAAAACTTGATGATGCGGATATAATCTATCCTGCAATGTTTTTTGATTTGGCTGATGCAGCAATTTCAGAAAAGCAAATACAATACAATTTCAATATTTACATAATGGATAGGCATTTGGTTGAAACAGATGCACTTGAAGTTTTATCAGATACAAACCTAATCATGCAGGATATTGTTGCTGAAAT